TTGTTGATTTACTGTAATCACTCATAGTCTTAGTTTTCCTAGTTTTGCTTGAACATCAATTCTCTGTATTCCTACTTCTGAGCCAGCAGTAGTGAATACTACACCAGTTTTAATAACTCTGCCACTTCCTCTCATAGGAACTCTTATTTGTCTATTGAATACACCAGTACCAAACTCCGCCTCAGCAAACTCACCAACACCAAACTCTTCCCAGCTACCATCAGCAAGGGTAAGTGACTTAGATAATGCTGTGGACTCGTCAAAGTCGAATAACCACTTAAACGTAATGATAGTACCAAAACCACCATCAAGCTGAAGTGAAGCCCGTTTGGGAAGTTTCTCTAAGTTCGCTGCCTCTTGGCTAAACTCATTCCAAGTACCTAAATACTCTACAGTGTAGCCCATACCACCAGTACCATCAGAAGCTACATCATCTAGGTGGCCTTGATACTGTGTTATAAATCCAGTTGGGCAACCAAAGTACAATGTATCATCTTGTGTTGTTAGTAAGCTGGTATAGCAAGTCTGCCAAGTGGTTGCCCGAAAGCTACCATCTTCCATAGCCCCCGCTACGTTAAAATGAAATGTTATACCACTTGTAGGTAGAGAAAGTAAGTAAAAACCTTCTTTCTTATTGTAAGTAGATTTAATATTGTGGCCATCAGCCACACCTACATAACCTAGTAAGTAATCACGTACATTCTTAGACACATCACGCTCGGGTGTAGACTTCTCTTGTATAACACGGCTAAGTGCCATCAAGCCCTTAGATGAAAGGAAGATTACATCATTACCTATTTGCTGTATAGAGTCCCTAGCAATACAGCCTATACCTGAGATATTCTCTACCAGAGTAGCTGTAGAGGCTGCTGCACTGTATATAATAATATTGTTCTTACCAAAGACGACTAAATAACCATTAAACTCTGTAATGGCTATTGCTTCATCCATACCACCTTGCCAGTAAGAGGCTAGGTCAAAATTACCTGCACTACCGCCTGTAAAGTTGTTTATAAGTAAATCTGAATAGTATAGTGTGTTACCTGTCTCTGTCCAAAGCCTACCACCAGCAGACTCTACCATAGCCCCTTGGAATTGTGTACCACCACTATCAGCAAAGTTGTTAGCAACAGCAGTAATTACAATAGGGTTATGCCCTGTTTGGAAACCTACACACCAACTGTTAAAGTTCTTAAACTGCCAGTTGTCAGCAGTGGGTGTAGTGATTGTACCTGAGATATCAGTTACCGTATCACCAACCAACTTATAAATCTTATTGTCTGCTGCAAAGATGATTAGCTTGTTGCCGTTACCATCTATGTATTCGTGCATAGCTTTAATAGTGGGTGTATTAGTAACCACTGTAGCATTAACTTCTTGAGTACCCTTCCTCGCTGCAAGCCTACTGTTATTATCAAAGACCATATTGGTAGCTGTGGTAGCCCACCTAGGGTCAAGAACCTCATCATCTTGTTGGGTGTTTAGCCCAAAGAAGCCGGGATAGTTAAACCCGAAGTGAACCAGATTTTTAGGCAAACTACACTACCTCCCAAATTAACTCGCTAGGTGTGTTAATAGCATCCATAGCGATAGCATCAGATAGAGCTTTCTCTGCATTAACTAGAGCATCTCTATAACTAAGTCCTGAGTCCTCTCCACGCTCCGCTATGGCCTTAGCATAGGCTCCAAGCAGTACTGGGTAGTCTGGTACTGTCAACTCCTCTGAGATGGCCGTCAGTTCGCCCTGAGGGATAACCATATTGAAGTTTAGATTGTAACTAGCATCAGGGATAGGAAATACATCTACATTAGAGTCTCCGCTAGTCTGTCCATTAACATCATAATAGATAGGAGCGCCTTGTTGTGTTGTGGCTGTTGTGAATTGTAATGTCATCCACTTACTGTTAGCCAACCTCATTTCAAAGTCGTCTGTATCATTAATAACGTACATGATTTTAGACCTGTCACCAGCACCAGTGAGTGTGTAACGGCTGTTACCAGCAGTAGCAGGGACTTGGACAGTAGTACGTAGTTGTACCCATCTCCAGCTATCCTCTACCTCACGCTTACTCTCATTAATGTATTCCCCTATAAGTTGTGTATAGGGTTGGCTTAAATCATCAACTGTATCCTCACGTAGTCTGATTAATACTTTATTTATTAGTTCTATATATGTCAATTGTCTTTACCTTTAAAATATCAATTAGAATAAGAGAGAGGGGAGCGTTAGCCCCCCAATCCTATTTAACTACTTAGCTTGGTACGATAAATGCAACACCTGCATCGTTACGTAACTCACCAACACCGTAGATAGTGTCAGCAGTGAATAAATCACCTAAGTATTCTTGCTTGTATTGTGCTTGTGAGCGAACGCCCATTTGCTCAATATGAACTACCGCAGACTTATGGAAAGCCATACATGAACGGTAAGTAGCATCTGTAGGAGAAGAGGTACTCCAATCTACAGTAACACCTAGTAAATCTACATAAGCAGCACCAGTAGGGATAGCAGAGCTACCAGTTACAGAGAAAGTACCTGTAACGCTGTTTACATGAACCCAAGGGCAATGAGTAGAGACATATACAGGAACGCCGTATACTTCACCAATCATACCGTTGCGGATTGTGTTGCTACCGCCAACTTCACCAACAAATGCTTGCTCAGTGAAACGTGCAATACCCATCATTGTGTTACGTTCGACAGGTGGGATAACTAATACACGGTCTGCTTGAGGTACATTAACATCATCAAGAGTTTGAATCATCTTACGAATACCATCATCAGTAAGGGTTGAACCATTACCAGTGTTAGTAGAAGCAGTTGGGTCAAATACTGTAGAACCGTCACCACCAATTACAGCAGTTGAGTAAGCAGTAGAACCTTGTAAGCCAGCACCTAAAAGGTGAAGGTCTTGGTCTACTTGCTCTGCTAGTGCATTACCAGCATCGTCAGTGTAGAATCCACGCATTGAAGAAAGACCTTGTTTCTCAGCAATGTCTTCAATGATGTAGCTGTATTCATAATGCTTGTTGATGTTCAAAGCAATTTCTGACTCTGTGTTAGCAATCAAAGTTACTTGTGTAGAGGCAGCTTTAGCTGAAGCTGACCCACGGGTTGGTGCAGGAATGTGAATTGTATCACCTTTCTTGCCGTTATGGTTTAATTTAGTAACGAGGTTAGACAGTACAAGGTTTTTCTTGTAAGCTGCGATAACGTCATCTGACCAAATTTCTGGGATAAATACCGCTTGGGTAGCACCCGTTTTGTGATTACTTCCTAATGCCATTTTTAATTCTTCCTATTTTAGTTTAAATAAATTACCGTACACGTTTTTCAGTATACGCTTTCATAATTTCAGGCTCCATAGCTGCATACTTCGCAGGGTTGGAGAGTTTCAATTGTATAAGGTCTTGTCGTCTGTAAACCTTCTTCGTACTACCTTGGCCTGAGCCTCTTTCTACACTAGCCTTTTTAAGTGCCTGTTTAGCATTACTGCTCTTTTCCTCGGTAGCCTCTACGTTAGCATGTCCACGCAAAGCCTTATATGTTGTGAACAGTTCATCACCTACAGCAAAGTCAAAGTTTTTATCCGCTTCTTGATACATGCGTGTGCGTACAGGACTTTCCTGAACCCAGCCTGCAAAATCATCACTGGAAACTAATTCTTGCCAATCAGGGTGCTTCTCTTGAAAAGATGCTTTAGCCTGACCTACTGATGCTGTTCTTTGAGCCTCTTCAAACTGCTTGAACTTTGGATGGTTCTCTACAGCTTTGGAAATAGCCTCTTGGGGGTTATCGAGAAGGTTGTCTACATTTAACTCGTAGTCCGGCTCGTCCTTCTCTTTCTTTTCAGATAGTTGTAGGTTTAGAAGCTCATCAGTTAATTTCCGAAGTTCGCCAACTTCATTGTTACGCCTACCAAATTCTTGCTCTAGTTGCGCCAACTCTGCTTGCTCTTCAGGCGATAAGCCCCCTATAGCTTGCTGAGGTTCTTGCAAAGGAATGTTTTTATCCTCTAACTCAAACGATAAAGCCTCTCTGATTTCGTTAGCTGTGAATTCATCTTTTTGATCTTCTGCCGCCGCAATTCCTCGCCTTGCCGCTCTATCAATTAG